CTGCTGGCGACACGGGTTGGCGACAATTTGTCGCCGTCGCTGTTTGACTGCTCCACTCGTCAGCGCAACTCCCCTGTTTGTCACGAGTTACAGCCGGCGACAAGCTGGCGACCGATTGGCGACAAGACCCCCCCTCTCTCTATAGAGAGGGGCTCGTAGACAGAAATCGCCGCCATGCCCACGACTAAGACTCACACGGTCCCCCTTTTCGGCCGCGCTGTCCCCGTGCCAGCCCTGACCCTCCTGCTCCGCCTCGAAGACGAGGGCTACGACCTGCGCGTCGATGCCACCACCCGCGAGCTCTGCATCACGCCCACGGTCCCTGCCACGCTCCGCCCGGACATCACGCGCTACAAGCCGTATCTGGTGCTGATGGTCGAGCAGGTGCTGCTGCTCCTTGAGCGCGAGCGTGCTGCCACTCAGGACGATGACTGGGGACTCGTCTAGCCACGTACTATGCGCTGGGCAGGGGTGAGGCTAGGAGCAGGGATATCGTGGCTGAGAGGGCGTGCTATGGGGGTGAGAGGGCGAATCCTCGCCCACAACTTGATTGTTGGCCGGCCCCCGGGCCGGTTCGCCAGGTTCGGTCAATTGCCCTAAACCGGGATACCGTCAACCTATTGACGCTTTTAGCTCGTATCGTCAATTGATTGACGCTTTCAGGCCTAAAACAGGCCCACAAGTTAACATAACCCCCATTATTAGACGCACTGCGCCTGTAACTCGCACTGGCTCAAGGGATTAGCCTTCGAGCCTTTACGCAGCAAGCAGTGACCCCCAGGCCATGAGTGGCCCATGCTTGCGGTGTAGGTGTGCTGAGTAGCGACCATCGCCACCCGTAAGTCATTGACCTGTAAGGAGTTAGGTTAATTGACCTAATAGGGCAAATGACCTAAAATCCAAATTTTTTTTCCAGTGAAATTTTTTTGGATCGAAAAGGACTTTGGGATTTCAATAGGCGCTTAGCACCCACTTGTCCCCAAGGCCACCCGTGAGCGCAGGCGGTGCTTACTAGATTGCATGCCTATGCAAGCGCAAAACAGGCGCGAAACGTGATACCGTTCCCCTATGGGGACATTACGCATTCCACGACCCCCAGCACCCCCGAAGGCCGCAAGCGGGCATGGCGGCGTGCGAGCGGGGGCAGGGCGACCACGGGGCACGACCGTCGCTAGTGGCGGGTCGCGCATCTACCGCCGGACAGCGGAGCGGGAAGAGCTCTTGAGTCTCTGGCGAGCGGAGGTGAGTCGGCAGTTTGAGCCGCTGGTACAGGCGCAGCTCTCGGCCGCGCAGGGGGTGACCCATATGGTGGCCCGGGATGATGAGGGCCGCTGGACGACGGTGACGGACCCCGAGGTCATGGTTGAACGGCTGAATGCGGGCAAGGAGGCGTATCGGCTGTCGGCGGTCGCGCCGAATGCCACGTTGATCGGGCAGATTATGGACCGGATGTTCGGACAGGCTCGACAGAGCATCGATCTCGACGTGAATACGGAGCCCTCCCGGCTGTCGGATATCGAGCTCAAAGCCTCCATTACGGGACTCCTCGAAAAACTGTCCCCGCCAGCCCAGTTACCGGCAGAGACGGCGACGGCGTCTCCCGAGACCTCCTCGGCTGCGGCCCCTGATCCGCCGCCTGATCCCGATGTCTGACCTGACCCTGGACGAGCGGCTGCGACTGGACGCCCTGCGTGCAGAAGCGGAACGGCGCACCACGTCACGGTTCGCCACGTTCTATCCAGACGGTGACGGGCCACTGGCGCGGTCGCGCTATCAGAAACATCTCGACTTTTTCGCGGCGGGGACCACCAAGGAACGGTTGTTCATGGCCGCAAACCGGGTCGGGAAGTCTGAAGCCGGCGCGTACGAAATGACGTGCCACCTCACGGGGCTGTATCCGCACTGGTGGACCGGCCGACGCTTTACGGAGCCCGTGGAGTGCTGGGCCGTGGGCACCAACAGTCAGACCACGCGGGATATCGTCCAGGCGAAGCTCCTCGGGAGTGTGCAAGCCCCGGGCACGGGGATGGTCCCCGCGCATCTGATTGAACAGACGATTTCGGCACGAGGACTGGCCGGTGCGCTGGAAGGCGCACAGGTGCGCCACGTCAGCGGCGGACTGAGCCTCGTCGGACTGAAGAGTTATGAGCAGGGGCGGCAATCCTTCGAGGGGACGGCGAAGCATGTCGTCTGGTGTGATGAGGAACCCCCGCAGGATGTCTATACCGAGATCCTCTACCGGACCATCACGACCCAGGGGATTGTGCTGGTGACGTTCACGCCACTCCAGGGCATGAGCGATGTTGTGAAAGGGTTTTTGGAGCCTGAGACCCCTGCGTCAGCGGCGTTCAAGACGTTTATCCAGGCCGGCTGGCGCGATGTCCCGCACCTGGACGACGCTGAGCGCGAGGCGCTCATGGCGACCACGCCGCCCTATCAGATTGCCGCGAGAACTGAGGGCGAACCGAGTCTGGGGTCGGGGGCCATTTATCCCATCGCGGAACGCGAGATCCTCGTTCCGACCGCCACGATTCCCGAGAGCTGGCCGCGCTGCTACGCGATGGATGTCGGGTGGAACCGCACGGCGGCGGTCTGGGGCGCAACCGACCCGGGGTCAGGACGCATCATCCTGTATGATGAACACTACCGGGGCCAGGGCGAACCGGCGAGTCACGCCGAGGCCATCAAGGCCAGGGGCGACTGGGTCCGGGGCGTGATTGACCCCGCCAGCGCCGGGAGCAGTCAGGTGGATGGACGAGCACTGATCGATATCTACGGACGGCTGGGACTGCGGCTCGAACCGGCACAGAATGCCGTCGAAGCGGGGCTGACCGAGACCTGGAACCTCCTCGTTTCGGGGAGACTCGTCGTCCAGGAACATCTCACAAATTGGCGCAGTGAATTTCGGAAGTATCATCGCGATGAACAAGGGCGTATTGTGAAGGTGGCCGATCACTTGATGGACGCCACGCGGTATCTGGTATTGAGCGGACGCCACGCCATGCGACCGCCGCCACGACCGCCACAGGGACCACGAGGACACCGGGTCGGGACGTCCTCGATTACGGATTGGATGGGGGCATGACAAGCGAACTACAGCAGGCGTTGGACCGGTTCAAGGTCGGGTCGGATGCCGACAGTGACCAGCGGACCCGCGAGGTGGACGCCTTGCGGTTTCAGGTGCCTGAATTTTGCTGGCCGACTGAGGTCAAGGATCAGCGGCAACCGCAGCTCGTCGGCGGGGTCTCGATCCCGCAACGGCCGATGCTGAGTATCCCGAGCCTGGATCATCCGATCCAGCTCGTGCTGAACGCCGAAAAAGCCGCCCATCTGGGCGTCTCGATCCACCCCCTGAGTGACGACGCCGAAGAAGAGACCGCCGACGTGCTCCAGGGGCTGTATCGGCGGATCGAGGTGCAGAGTCGAGCGAGTCTGGCGCGGAGTTGGGCCTTCGAGCGAGCGGTCAAGGCGGGTCGCGGCTACTACCGCGTCATTACCGAGCCAGACCCGGATAGTGACGACCCCTACGATCAGAAAATTACCATCAAACGCATTTTGCAGCAGGGCAGCGTCGTTCTGGACCCGTTTGCCCAGGAGGCCGACTGTTCAGACGGCGAGTGGGCCTTTGTCGTGAACGACATGCCGTTCGACACCTATAAACGGCGATATCCCAAGTCGGCTATGGCCGCGTATAGCGAAGAAGAACTCTCAGCCGTCGGGATTTCGACGCCGTCGTGGGTCTCGGGCGACGAGGGCGCGTCCCGGGCCGTCCGGGTCGCGGAATATTACCGGCTCGAATACACCACCACGACCAAAGTGCTGCTCGATGATGGGTCAGAGGCCGATGTAGACGCGATCCCCGAGGGACGCACCGCCCGTGAGGGCCGTGACGCCCGACAGCGCGTCGAACGCACCCCGGTGCTTTACTGGAGCACGATCAACGCGGTCGAGGAGCTCGAACCGAAACAGGAAATGGACGGCCGCTATATTCCCATCATCCCGGTCATCGGCCGCGAGCTGATTCCGTTCGGCCAGGAGCGCCGCTACGTCGGCATGATCGAACCCAACAAGGACGCGGTTAGATTACTGAATTACAGCGCGTCGTCCGCCGTCGAGATGTCGAGTCTGGAAACGAAAGCCCCGTACCTGATGGTGGAAGGGCAGGAGGAAGGCCACGAGCAGGAATGGCAGCTCTCAAACGTGCGGAATTTTCCCTACCTCCGCTATAGCCCCGTGAGTTTGAATGGCCAACCCGCCCCGGCACCGCAGCGCACCCAGGTCGATGCGTCTCGGCTCGGACCCAGCATGTTGCTGCTGCAACAGGCCCGCGAATTTATCCACGAGGGCACGGGTGCGTTTGAATCGGCGCTCGGGCAACAGACCCCGGCCGCGAAGAGTGGCAAAGCCATTCTCGCGCTGCAAACGCAACACGACAGCGGGAGCAGCCACTTTATCGACAATCTGGCCGAGATCAGCATGACGTACGAGGCCAAGGTCATCCTGGATCTGATCCCGCATATTTACGACCGGCCGGGGCGGATTGCGCGGATTCTTGACCTGGAGGATGAACCCCAAACGGTCATGCTCAACGCCCCGTTTCAGCGCGATCCGCAGACCCAGCGGCCCATTCCCGCAACCGGAGCGCCGACGATGGCGCTAGGGACCGGCGGGCCACCGATGGGGCCAGGTGGACCCCCGCTCCCTCCCGGTGCTCCCCTTCTGCCTCCTGGTGGTCCGCCGATGGGACCGGGTGGCCCATTGATGCCACTCGGTGGCCCACCCGTGCCCCCTGGAGTGCCCCCCATGCCCCCGGGGCCACCCCAGATGGGCGTCATGCCGCCGCCCCCGTCTGGGAGACGGGTCGAGCTGTATGACCTGCGGAAAGGGCGCTACGGCATCACCGTGAGTATCGGACGCAGTTACAAGAGCCGGCGTGAAGAGGGCGCGGACGAAATGGGCCAGCTCTTCCAGGCCAACCCGGCGTTGTTCCCGATTCTGGGCGACATATATCTAAAATTCAGAGACTTCCCTGGACATTTGGAAGCGGCAGAGCGGGTCAAGAAGATGCTGCCGCCGCCGCTCCAGGACCAGGAGGAAGGGCCAGACCCCCAGATGCTCCAGCAGCAGGTGCAGGAGTCGGGGCAGATGGTGGAGGATCTCACTAAGGCGCTGGACGAGAAAACGCAGCTACTCGCCACCGACGCGCAGAAGCTCCAGGCCCAGACCGTACAGACGCAGATGGATAACCAGGCGAAGCTTGACATCGAGCGGATGCGGATTGAAATTGAGCGGATGCGGAATGAAACCGAGCTCACGATTACAGCGATGAAGATCAAAGCTGATGAGGCCGAGGCGCGGCTCAAGTCCGACACGCGGCTGGCGGAATCTGAGCAGTCGAGTGCGACCAAAATCCTGCACGATGAGA